TTCTGCCGCTAACTCCGCTCGGCCGTTCGAGACCTCCAGCGACAACTTCGCCATCCTTAGTCGCATAATCGTAGCCTCCAACCGCATTCTTTCGACTTGGCTCAACATTCGGGTGGTAACCGTCGACATCGAATACATCAACCTTTCGACTGCGAAAGCGCCGTTCGAAGCTGCAAAACACATGGAAGTGAAATCCGTCACCCGTTGGGTAACGCTCACGTGCGACAATGCATTCAGCTCCAAGGTCTCCAAGCACCTCAACAATTCTGTGGGGGTCTAATTCGGGTTTGACATTTGTGCCCTCTGAGTGAGCGTAAGTGAGTAAAAAGTGCTGGGCGCAGAAAGAAATGCTTGGCATTGCCGTGTCCTCGAAGTCCTGTTGGAAACTAATATTATACAACAGGACACAGGACACAGGTGAACTATAAGTACACCGGTCCCCCCAACAATTGTCCCAACAATTCTGAGACATGTCTCAGCAAAATGCCACGCTACTACCGGAAAAGAAGGTCATCTTCGTATGCCAAGAGGAGGACCCCAACAAAACGTGCACGGGTTTCACGACCGCGAAGAAGCTATGGCAGAAAGAAGTATGGTGGAAACTCAAAGAAGAGGATTCTCAACATGATGGCCCACAAGAAGAGGGACACGTATCTGTCGGGAGCCGGGGAGGGGTCAAATCCTGATCCTTCGCTCCCCGTTAATGCCGCCCAACCATTTACAATACGTGCAGCCACAACATTTGGAGTCCAGCGTATCCACGCGACGCTCTACAACGCGACACATCGCTTCTTGGTTCCCAACAATTACAATTACGCGTCGTCCCGCACAGCAACTAGCACCTATGTGGTAGGGTTGAAGGAGACATACCGCTTCGTGCCCAACAACGAGTCAGTCTGGTGGCACAGACGCATAGTCTTCAGCTACAAGTCAGCCATCGGCATACCAGACATCGCACAGGAAATGGGCGTACAAGCCTCATCTCAAGCAACAACGGTTCGGCCATTCCGAGACCTCTCGAGCTCCTCAGACCCTAATTGGGCAGCGGCCACGACCCAAGTATACGGACTAGTATTTCAGGGAGAAGTCGGTGTGGATTGGCAAGACCCAATGAAGGCGAAGACCGACCACAGTAGAGTCAACATCCACTCCGACAAGTTTACGACGCTAAGGTCAGGCAATGACACTGCAGCACCAGCATTGCGGAACCATTACACCCCCATCAAGCGAAGCGTCGTTTACGACGATCGCGAACAAGGCACCAGCGTAATTCCGTCACCATTTAGCGTGGATTCCAAACTTGGATTAGGCAACATCTATGTTTTTGATTTGTTCCACTGCCCCGCTCCAGAAGACGACGGAGTCGACATGTCAATCACCACCAACTCTACATACTATTGGCATGAAAAATAGGAGTTGTGATCTCCACAAACACACAATTTCCTTCCAACCAGTCCACGTCAACAGGATCCATCCCAGCCCTCGGATCCACATTAGAGCACCATATGCATGGTCTCCCCCAATCAAACAGTGTCGGCTCCTTATATAGCACCTTCAATTGAAACTGCATTTGACAACCCAACCAATCCTTGTATCTCGGGAAGAACTTAATCCCCCCCGCAATGTCATCCAGCACCGCGTAGTCAGCCTCACGGTTGTCCAGTGCCTCTCTGGCACTGAACAACCCACCCATGTACATATGGCTGCCTAGACTCCTTGCCCAAGTAGTCTTTCCCAATCTAGTAGGTCCGAATAAGATGAGGGACTTTCGTCTTCCTAAACACGTTAGCCAGAGTTCCGGAGCCATGCGTTGGCGACTCTGGAGCCAACCATATGGCGCAGGTAGCTCCCTAGGACTTTTTTTGTCTGCTCCGCCCAAACCTACCTGAGGATCCTCCAAAGAGAACATTATCTCTCCACTCCTCGAGAGATTCATAACCGGTAAGGTCAAATATTCCATCGGGTGTAACGTAGGGTACCGGTTCAGGTCGAAACTTCCACTCGACAAATCGGGAGAGGGCTGGGAAATTGCACACCATAGACTTAGGATCCAGCTCCTCGCAAAGTCTCCAAAATTCCTCAGCAGAGTCAGAAGCTGTGATTTCTGCCCACGCATCCGCAGCTCCAGAAGTGCTTCTTCTGCCGCTAACTCCGCTCGGCCGTTCGAGACCTCCAGCGACAACTTCGCCATCCTTAGTCGCATAATCGTAGCCTCCAACCGCATTCTTTCGACTTG